TTCCAGATTTTTTTTTTTAACCTCTATTTTTCTACAGCTACACTTGCCGTAGGCCGCTACACAGTTGCAATATGTTCTACTTGTGTTACATTTGCATGTGTAGGTTACTTCTGGGTCAGGCTTTGGGTCAGGCTTTGGGTCAGGCTTTGGGTCAGGCTTTGGGTCAGGCTTTGGGTCAGGCTTTGGGTTGTTGGTTTCACAGTTAGAACAGCCCGGACACTCTGTTTTGTGACCATCTCCGTGTGTGATCCAGCCGGAACCGTCGCATTTATCTTCGACTATAACCTCCTCGTCTCCGTTTGTCATTATGGTTTTAGCCAAGCTAGTGGAGATGAAAGGTCTGAAATTATCTAATCCACTATCAGTCGATGCGACAAAAAGCATGGCAAAGCACAGTAAGATAGAACTTTTCATGATACCTCCTATAGGTAGGTTGATGTGCCATAATTTGGCAACTTTCTAGACGGAAAGCCTTCAACGTCACTGAAGACCCAAGACCCTTGTTGTGCCAGCATCCCTCTAGCATCCTTCTCTCTAATCCAAAAACTCCCTTCTGGTTGACCGTGTACTTTAGGTCCGCTGTTCCACTTACCCCAACTGTTTTGGACTAAGAAAAGGGTTTCTTTGTTGAATCGCTTATGAGTATCATCGCAAGCGATCCAAGCCATAGCGTGGTTCCAACCAGAACCTCGTTTAGCGATCCCGTTGCCATCCCTGCGACTACTGAACCCATACCCAGAACATACAGAGATAGCGTAACCGTTGGCGAGTGCATCTCTAGCCTCTTGTGTCGTTGTTATCATTGAGATAGTTTTGACTTGATGCTTTTTAGCCTCCGTTGTGTATACGCTGGAAGGTATTCTGTGATTAGCACCAAGACTTGAATTATACTTAGACAAGTCTATCTCGCCATAGTCTTTTCTTAATAGAATTCCGCCCTTAGAGTGGACGTATTTAGCAGCACCTGAACAGGTCATACCTTGACCCCTGTGCCCTCTAGATTGATATATACCTTCGGTTGCACTGCGAGTCTCAAAAGATTCTGACTCGCCTTTTATGTCGATCTCTACAGCTCTTGTTATATCGACAGCGTTTCTTGTAGAGTGGGATACGCAATCGCCCGTTGTCTGCCTTTCAGATGGGCCAAAGCTGGAATCGAACTTCAATAAAGACTTAAACGGCAGGGAGAGTATACCCTCTCCGCTGCCGTAAAGTCTAAAAGCGGTCGCACCAAACAGTGGCGTTTTTAGTTTTGCAAGAAGCTCTGCTGTTTCTTCTGGATCGCAGACGCTTCCCTCAAGACCATTTCTGTAGGCATTTAACAGTTCTCTGGGACTGTCAAATGTTGCCATTATTATTCCTCGTCTTTATTGTCTTTAATCCACTTAATAGCGGTATCCAGACCGACAGCGACGATGGGTACAAGTAAAGCCCCAATAGTCCCCAGATCAATTTGATCGAGATTGCCAGCCACGTAAGTTAGTGCGGCAGCAGATCCCACCAAAAGAGCGTTCTTGCCAATTTTGAGTAGGTCAGCCACGTTAAGAGTAAACTTCTTAGAACCCATATTAGTTCTCCTTGTAAATATTAATTAAGAATCCTTCATGTTCTTGATCCGTAATCCTGTACGGATATCCCAAAAAATGAAATTTTTCGTTGGTTATAGAGTTCGTTACAATATCTATCTTTCTGTTCATTTCTAAACACGATGAAAGCTCTGTTACAAACTCTTCTCTATCACTTTCGTCTACCATGTTTACCCAATCGAATCCTTCTCTAGGGCTATCGCATCCTTCGCTAATCGCTTCAAACTTCTCGTTAAACCAAGAGATTCTACCAAATTTATCTACTTCTAATAGCGCTCTGTCGTGATAGTGCAACGCAGCTTTTGATCTTTGGTCTAGAACCCTCTGAGTTCTGTCTATACTAGTACATGTTTCTCGTAGGCAGTTTATTGCATCCTTCATTGAGCCACCACCGTTAGGCGTTACCTCGTTCTTTATTATATCTATTGATTGCTTAATGTCTTGATGGTCGTCCATCAAATTTATTGCTGGTTTTATTAATTTTTTCCAAAGAAAAAAAGAAACAGAGGATGCTATTCCTCCAGCAGTACTGATAATTGCTAAATTTTCTGCGTTCAAGTCAAACATACCGGACTCCCAAAAAAAGGCTCCCCCTGCGGACAGGGGGAACCTGATTGAAACAAGCTAAATTTTTAGGAGGACGTATCGGTTTCGTCTTCGTAAGCGTCTTTAGCTTTGTATTCGTCAGTAGTGGGCTTGCCTTGTCCACCAAAGTGGTAAGTCAATTCGCCCGGAACTGCGCGACTTGGGAAGATCTCGGTGGAAACAGCGGCTGTACCATCTGCTGGGTTAACCATAGTGGTCGCATCTCCAGCGTTTGAACCCTTAGTTCGACCGGGAACAATTTCGGCTTCCGGCCTAGCCATTACATCAAACGCTTCGTCAGCCTTACTGCCAATCAAACGGTCAGCAATAGTTCCGTGAGTGTTGTCGTATCTACCATCACCGATAGTAGCACCAAACTGTCGGATAGCTGTGTTAGCAGCTCCACCGAGCGTGTCTGAGACACCCCTGATAACCCACTGGGTTGCACTAGCGTTGAATGCAATTTCAGCATTCTGCGGCGACAAGCCCGAAGCAGGTGACTGAAGTCCAGCTCTATCAGTAGTAGAAGCGCCAGTACCAACATTAGCAACGATTTTAGAGCCAGTAGCTCTGTCGCCAACGTTATCAGCAAGAGTGTTAATACCTAAGTCGTTAGTAACTGGGCTGTCTGAAGCCTTGTTTCCAGCCTTAACGATGGTTCCTCCGTCAACAACACCACTGTTGTCAATATCGAAGCCAGCAGCAAAAGTTTGACCTGTGGTTCCGAGCAAAAATGCCGAACCGTACCGTGTAGGTAATGCCATAAGATTATCTCCTATAGATAAAGAAAAAAATATTTACTTCCAGTTCCCTTATAGCAGTCCAATTTTCCTACTTAATTATACACCCTTTGAGAGGGAAGATCTTAGTTTTTTTAGATTTTTATTGATTCTAATTCTAATCGTTTCTCCGCAAACCCCCCTGTTTTCTGCAATTTCCTTAATTGACATGTTTTTATAGAACCTATCCGTGATTAAGGTCGGGTCTTCGCACGCAAACTGGATCTCGTCCATCATATCAACTGACTCGTAGTTTGTCTTTGGATCTTGTATGTTAGCGTGAATCTTTCCGCCAAAACGTAACTTCTCCTTATTAAACTTTTTCTGGCTCAAGCACTCCATAACCACCCCCTTATAGAGGTAGGTGGTGAATTTGCACTTTGAGTCGAGATAGTATCTATCTATGGCCTTCCATAATGCGTTAATGCAGCACGTAGATATTTCCTCTTGACACAACACTCTTCTGAATGTGCTGCACGCCTTCTGTAATATCTTAACCACATCCTCGTAGAAGATGTTCTCCGACTCAGAAATCTGAACAAACCGCTCAGAATAGAGAACTTCTCTTAACTGTTCCTCTCTAAAACTTGTCATAATGTTCCTCTTTTGAAAGATCTAATTTATTTTCAATATCACGCCTGACTTCAGAAAAGTCAAACATTCTTCCTACTCCTATGAAAAACCTGTATCTTGTGCAGATTCTCATGACTTCAACTCCGGCTATGCCGTCTAGTACTTCCTTTATTTTTGGTGTTAAATCGAAATTCGTGTGTCCCATCCAGCAATCATAGTTGGTGGCTAAAAGGACTTCCTTAGAGAAGTCTTTATCTAGAACTACTCTTATTTCTTCCTCAATATGTTGAGCACTGCTGCTTAGAGCTTCTTGCTCAGTCAATTCTATGTCTTCAAATGAAAGAGTCTCCTCTTGTTTGTTTAAATTATCTAAAACATTTTGGTAAAGTTGTTGTGCTAACGGGCAGTTTATTTGCAATTCTAAAACGTCTTCATACTTTTGCCAGCCGATTTTTTGTGTCTTTTTCATATCTAGCTCCTAGAGTAGGTCTGAAGGTTTAATGCAAGGTTTGTCCTCCTGTCCTTTTTCGACAATTGAGCTTTCTTTTTCCAAGTTTCTAGTGGTTATTTCTGTGACTTTTGACGCGAACTGGTGAACTTTGGCTGGTATTGTGTCAGAAAGACCACTTGTTGCCATCTGAAATGCTTCTAGTTGCAACTGCATAGTGCCAAGATGTGCTATCATTTTAGCAAAATTATCTATGGACTTGTCGCTGTAGTCCTCTACGTTCATGTCTATGTACAGTTCACCAAATTCATCCATGTACAGTGTGATTGATGAGCAATTTTCTTCAGGAAGCATAGTCAATGATTTTCTCCGCAGTATGATCCCAAGTGAAGTTATTTACCGCTGTGTCTATACCTTCTGTGTTAACTGTTCCTTTTTTGCCTTCTATAAATTTCAGCATTTTCATATATAGATCCATATTTGCGTGACTGTCTATCTTAGCCCAGTTGCCCTGACCAAAAAACCACTTCCCATCAAACGCTGGCTCTACCTCTTTTATCGTTACAAGACCAGCATTTTCTTTAGTACAAAATTCAGTATGTGCGGAATAATCTGTAGTAATTACATGCTTACCACACGCCATCATCTCTAAAAGCTCTAAGTTCCACCCTTCTCCTCTGGATGGAAACACGCCGCAGTCTACCTGCGTCATTATATTATACACTTCTCGCTGTGTCTCAGCTCTTGGAATAAACTTGATTTGCGGGTGATTGTATAGCCTGTGCCACTTAGCATCTTCTTCTGGGGAGTTAAAAGGGTTGCTGCACATCATCCAAAGTTCAATATCTCGATTGTGCATCATGACCTTTAAAAAAGCATCAATTAATATGTCATGTCCCTTACGAACTTCCCATTTCCCACAATTAAAAAATATAGTTTTCTCGTGTGTTCTTGGTGGCGATGGTTTAAAAATATCCGTATCTACACCAAGAGGCACAACGTGCGTGGGCTTAAAACTTACTGACGACTGGATAATATCTTTAGCCCAGTTAGAGCACACCATCCACTCATCACACGCAGAAAGGTGATGTTTCTCTAAATCAGTGAATGTATCTAACTCAAATATAGGAAAGCCAATAAACTTACCTGACCCTATTCGTTCTGACATCTGGTTCTGATGCCAGATTTTGATACACGGAGCTTGTGGGTCAAACATCTTAGATGTATCTATCCCCTTTGCTACCGCGTCCGCATCAGCTTGAGTAGTAACTTGGGGTTGGCCTATTACATGAAGAGATACATTTGCCCTCTTCTGTAAGGATTTGAGGATATTCAAACCAGCTATTCCGTATCCAAGCTGATTTATTGGGGTCATTAGATTTATGTTCATTTATTGATTACCTCCATGACAACTTGCTCTGATGTCATATCTGGATTAGTGGTTAGGATGTCGTTCACCAGAAGATTGGCTTCTGATTTTTTGTATCCAAGCGATGCGAGTCCCGTAGCCGCTTCTCTTCCCACCTTTGTGGTGCAGGGCTTTACTCGCTTTGGTTTGACGGCTTGCTGTGGTTTGACGGCTGGCTGTGGCTTAGTCTTACTTGGCCTTGGTCTATGCAGAGGTTCTTCTTTTAGCGTGCAGTGTGCGGCTAAGTAGTCCATATCTCCAGTCAGTACTGCGTAGACATCTTCATCGTCTTTAAAATATTCTAACAGGTCAGACTTTGACTGCACCTTGGATGCACTCTGCGGCCCCTCAAGGTATCCCACCAAAGTTGAAAGCATAAACAAAACCCCAAGAAATATGAGTATGATGTTTGTTAATATGTTTATTGTTTCTATTCCACCAACTTCATACATGATTCGCATCGCTCTCACAAAACCAGTTAATTGTAAACTTCTTGACCCCTGTAATTATACTTTATATCGTCCTGTTTGTCAACCCCCCTTGAGGAAATTGTCAAAATTAAGCATAATAACTAAAAGGCGTGACCTGCATTGTATGAAAAAAACCCCGTCCAACTTCATGCTGAACGGGGTGGAAGAGCAACTTAATTTGCATCCCGTATCATCGTCCTAACGGGTCGCCATTATTAAGGCTGTAGGTTGCTCTTAAAATGGTGACGGAGTATCATCCCCATCTGCATTATTACCATCAAATTTCCTAGCTGAAAGGTTTGCTGGATCGACACCTAGCGAGATCTCATCAGCCATGATGCAAACAGAACTTCTCTTGTTCTGGTTTTCATCTTCATAATCATCAATATTAAGTTTACCCTGAATTGATGCCTCTCTACCTTTGACTAGTTTTGGTTGTAGGCTCTCTGCCATTTTACCAAAACAAAGAACATTGATAAACAGTGTCTTGTCGTTTCGGCGGTCATTTACTGCCATCCGAAACTTACTCATTGGCGTTCCCTTCTTTGTAGTAGAGAACTCTGCGTCTTTTGTGAGGCGACCTACGCCTACCCAGCAATTGCTATCCATATTAAACTCCTAAAGCTGATTTAATCTTTCCACGTACTACTTGTGTGTTACCGCGATTTGACACGCCCGCAGTGGCGTTATAAACATGACTTGTAAACTCACGAGTCAATCCAAGTGCTTTACCGGCACGTAAGGTCTCTCGCTTATTTGTTCCGTAAACCTGACCTGTAGTCTTGTAGGCTACTGCGGTAATTGGGTTTACTGTTTCTCCACGATATTGACCCCTAGCGATAGACCCAGTCAGTTCGCCCTCTGTGCTGAAATAACTGTTTGGCAATCGCGTAAGTGCCGTGTAAAATTCCTTACTTTCCATAAATCCTAATCCTCCAAAACTATTAAGTTTATTCTTCAAGAGCCGTAGCGTCGGTTGCTTCGGAACTTTCCCCTTGAAGAGTCTTGCTTCCCTCCACTAAATATGTATTCAGTGTCTCAATTTCCGCTTCGATGTCAGTCTTTCTTTGTGTAAGGTTCTGAATTTCCCTTTGTACGTTTAGCAAATGCGCTTCTGCCATCTCTTTTACTGTAGCCATTTTTCCTCCTTTGATTTGTCGGTTTGCATTTATATTATTATAGCCCACAGAAGGCTATTTGTCAAGTGATTTTTACGAATTTTTAAACTTTTCCACGCTTTCAATCAGCATTCGACTGTCTAGGCTCTCTCTGGGGATGTATCTAATCTGTACTCTGTCGTATATCTCTTCAAGAACTTTTGAGTATCTTTCCGTCCAGATTTCTCCTTTAGGCTGAGATATGTCGGAGAATTTTATCTTTTTTATGCCGCACTGCCATAGCATTTGTAGGCACATTGTACATGGGGCAGCAGTAATATAGGCTGTAGCACCCAGCGTAGATTTTCCTTCTCTTGCACAATTATAAATCGCGTTAGCTTCTGCGTGTATCATAAACGGGTATTTCTTCGGTCTGGTAGTGGGCAGACGAGCATCGTTTATATCCCTCATGAAACCATTGTACCCAGTAGCAACTGACGTTTTGTTTTTTACCAGAACACAGCCACATTGCGTCTGGCTATCGTGACTTTTCCTTGACCATAAAACAGCTTCCGAGAAGAATATATTATCCCAATCGTCAGGCTTGTAACCATCTGTAGAGTTTATATAAGACAGCATGATAAATTCCTAGGATTAAAAGAGGCCAGCTTGGGTAGCAAGGTGCTGGCCAAACCCCGTGACTATCAGATAGTCAGTTGGCTGCTACGCAGCCAGTGCGAAATTCTTTTCGACACTTAAAAGTTGATTAGATTTTTAACGTAGCCCCTCTAATCACCTACGACATGCAGTCATTACCTACGCAACCAGTCGATACCATTACGCCCCCATGATTCGGTAAGTGGAGGCGGGGAGAATCGAACTCCCGTCCTGCTTTGTTTCAATAATAACGTCTACATGCTTATGCCCGAAGGCAATACTGCGTAAGGATTCGAACCCTAAATGACTGAATCAAAATCAGTAGTGTTACCAATTACACCACACAGTAATATTACTCTTTATTTCCTTCGTTCTTTTTGTTTCTGTTTATGAGCTTCATTATCCTCTGGGGAATTTTGGTTTTCTTAGCTGTTTCTTTTCCTTTTTCAGTTAGAACGTAATAGAATCGACCATCTTCACCTATGAGTTGGTCTACAACTCCCTTTTTCATGAGATCTAGCAGGGCTTTTGTTATGTCGTTTTCTGCTTTCATCTGTATTTTTGCTTTTGTTTTGAAGAATTCTAAAAGAAAAGGCTTTTCGTCCAATTCAAACTCGAATATATCAAATATACACTCACCTTGCATTTTAGGCAGGGATTTTTCAAGTTTTTCGACATATTCAAAAGCAATTTCCATAGACGAGTACGCACCAACGGGGTCTATGCTTATGGACTCTGTTCCTATCTCACTAGCTATCATTACTACAACATAAACACTTGTCATGAATGGGTTCCTCGGGTTTAACTATATATTATTTTACGTTAAAATGCTTTTGCAATGTCTCAATTCTATCTTCGGCGTCGGCCAGTTTAGAAAGAGCCTCGTTTAGATTTTCGTGCAGGTCGCCAGTGCTATGATCTCCAATCCCAGCCGGATGATCTAGCATAATTTTAAGACTTGTTAATGCCTCAGCCTGATCTTTTAGTGCATTGTGTTTTAGTGCCTGTAACGCATTCTCTCTAAAGCTCATCTGTTCTCCTTTATCCATTGTTTTAAGTTTACTTTTGGTTTCCATAATAATGACTCTCTTGATTGGGTAACAGACGCTAGTGTGTGCCTAGCTTCGCCCTCTCTTTGTGGTAAGAATGTCAGTTCTGCATCGTCTCCTCCCACCATTCTAGCTACATCTAGCACGCTGTATCTTTCCGATGTCCCAATATTAAATATTTCCCCTCCGTGGTTTTCAACCTTCATGGCTAGAACATTAGCCTCAACCACATCAGAAACGTGAACGTAGTCTCTTGTCTGCTCTCCGTCACCAACGATAGTCATTGAATCTCCTTGGCTATACTGCTTTTGGAAAAGCCCAACAACGGGTGCGTATTGACCCTTAGTTGGCTGTCTTTCTCCGTAGACATTAAAGTATCGAAATATTATAGTCTCTAAACCGTATAAATCAAAATACATCTTACAGAAATCTTCACCTGCTGACTTAGTAATAGAGTATGGATTTAAACAGTCTTTTTTGTCCTGTTCTCTTGATGGTATTTTTCCTTCGTTACCATAGACAGAAGATGTAGATGAAAATAAAAATCTCTTCACACCGTTTCTCTTGGCTAAGTCCAGTAAGTGGCAAGTACCTTGTACGTTTGTACTAATTGCCAGTGCTGGATTATCCAAACACGCCGGTATCCTTGACTCTGCCGCTAAGTGAAAGACATAATCCACATCCTTCATCTGAGAAGGCTTCAGGTTTATTATATCACACTTTAGATAGATTGCAAGTGGGTTGTAATAAAATTCTTCATGCGCGGTGGATGATAGGTTGTCTGCTACAAAAACTTTATGCCCTTCTTCGATCAACCTGTCAACTAAGTGGGAACCTATAAACCCGCAACCTCCGGTAACCAAACAGTTAGATTTCATAAGGCCAAATCCTCGCTAATTCATCGGTTACGCCCTGAATCTGTACAATCCAGCGACCATACTTTCCTGTTTTCTCTGTTCTAATTACCACCTTACCTTCGTAAGGGAATGCTTCGGAGGCTTTATTCAATAGCTCTCTGCATTTTTTAGTGGCTAGTAAGAAATCTACATGTCCTCGTTCGGGCGTATCAACGCCAGAAAGTCTAGTTCTGATCTTTATCTTGACGCTGAATCCCAAGTCAACAATAAAGTCAACCGTGTCACCGTCTACTACTCTGTCAACTGTTGCTTTGTATTCGTACACTGATTGCCTCCAATGTATGCTTAAATGGTTGTCCGTCAATACCCTCTACTAAATCCCACATCTGTTGTGCGATCTCTCTGATCTCTAGTTGTGCGTGTTCGCTATTTCTTAACTTTATAAAGTTAGCAAAGCTACGCATGTTAAACATAATGTCTGCTTGAATCTGGCTATTGTATGTTTTGAAGAATCGTGCTGACTCTTTTGCTCTCTTGCGTCCCAGTGCAGAGGTCAAGTCCTCTACGCACTGGTGATAAAGTTTATTGCCTAATTCAGTATAATCTTTTAATATATCGCTCCACTTATCACCCTCTGTAGCAAAGAGTGCGTCTACATGCGGTAAGTTCACAACAATCTCTGCATCTTTTGATAATTTTACATCACCCCAATCTTCCGGCAGGAAGTACTTATCTTCTTTTAATTCTTTATAACGGGCGGATTCAGCATTAAGAGAACTAATCCTATGTTTAAGCAAATGGATATGAGAAGCAATTTCAGTATCAACAAGGAAGTGGACAACACACTTTTCAAAAGGGGTTTCGTGTCCATCTCTCCACAGCATATTAATGAGTTTTCCAACTCTTGATCTTTTGTCATCCGTTAAGTCTCTTGATGTAGATGTCCACGCTGAACATGCAATGGTTTCGTCTGAGCCGTAGTATCCTAGTAACTCAACCTTGTTTTTCATTGATTACCTTTTCCAGTAGCGTGCTGGATGACTCGGTTTTAATGCCGCCAACATTATAAACCATCTTTATTCCTAGCTCCTCGCAAGTGTAAGCCTCTGGAACCGTGCCTTGGTTCCTGTCTCCCCCGTTCATAAAAAAAATGTCTGTAACAAAAGGGTCATCGAAATATTCCTTGTCAATGGCTTTTATTGATCTACAAACTGTCGAGTCCTCGTCAATCGAAATCATGGCTCTCTGCACACAAGATAACGCGCGAACTATTCTCAGTCTGGAACCTTCATCCATGAACTGCTTAGAACCCTTTATGTTGACTTGTCGGTCACTATTCACAATAACAAAAAGGTGATCGCACTTTTGTTTAGCCCCTTCAAGATAATCTAAATGTCCAGTATGGATGGGGTTGAAATAACCAGACACTATGCCAACTCTCATTCTATTCTCCCGTAATCGTCTTTAATTCTAAATATATCATCTTCTTCACATACGCCTGTCTGTAGCTCTAAAATCACTAATGGTCGCTCTGATACGTTCGATATTCTGTGGGCTTGAAATTTGCCTATCTCTATTCTGTCTCCAGACTGCACGATACGCACTGAGTCTCCAATCTGCATCTCTCCGTGACCAGATAGTATGTGCCAATACTCCTTGCGTTTTGCGTGTAACTGAAGGCTGAGTTTGCCATTTCTGTCCACTACTATTTTTTTAACTTTATAACCACGCTCATCAACAAGAACCTCGAAAGAACCCCAAGGTCTGACTTCGCTCTTTTTATCTCCAGAGAAACAGCCTACGATCACTTGATCTTCCTTGTCCAGCTCTTCCGCAAAAAAACTGGTTTCTCCACAGTTATGACATGCGTGCGGTATCTTATTTATGATAGCTCCGCAGCAACTAAGTTTGAATTGTCTCATTGTACTCCCTTCAAATCTCTTATCGGCAAGTTGTAGCAGTCTGCTTTAACCCTAAAACCGTTATTGCCATCTATTTTACCCTTTTTAAGAAACCGAGCGTCCTTAAAGTATTCTTCTTTTTCGTAGGAGCCGAGAACCCAAGCTCTACCCCATTTTCCTTTTACGTTTTCTATCCTTACAAAGACGTAATGGTCGCACTTTTGCTTGGTGTTAAATGCTGCCACAGAGCAGTCATAATAAGGCTTTGGTTCCGAGGTGCATCGTTTGGTTTTTACATCGTATCTCATTTTGCCTTTTATTATGTCATAATCGTAGGTGTTGTTTATATCCCCTTTAATCAAAAGGTTTGCCACTTCTTCTCCAAGGAAGCCTGCGATGTTCCCATCACCACGAGTAATGGAGTTGTTGATCTCTCCCATCTCTCGTGACTTTGCCCAAGCATTTTTTTTCATTTCGTCCGTAATTTTTACTTCAATCATTTTGAAAACCATGTCCTAATTTTATACCACAGGCTTTTCTTTGAATTTTTAGAGTTTTCCTGAAACCTGCGACGATTCATTTCCATTATACTGTATTCTTCCAGTTCGTCAAGTGCCTTTTGATTTTTTTTGTAGAATAGTTTCTGCACGCTCGTTAGTTGGCTGTCTGATAGTCCAGAATCCCCCCTGACATTAATCCTGATCTTTGTCATTGTCACCCTCTCTCTGCCATAGTTTGAAATGTATGTCTTCATCCTGCTCTATGAAGCAAAGGTTAAATTCTTGCTCAACCCTATCAAATAAATGCTGAGGAAAAGTTATGTGTACGCCGTTATCGTCTGCGATATATCCAGACTTTTCTAGCATCTCATTCCAAGCGTCTTTTAGTCCGTGAAACATTTTAGTGACTCCACATAAATAGGTGTGTACTTGCCAACCCAAGCGTTAAGCGTGTTATATTCTAAGTATTCCCTGCTGGAGAGATAGTCTTCGCCCTCTTCCATAAGCACGTCTACCATTTTATCCACACAGTAGACAACTCTTATGTCGCCTATATTAGCTGACACACCAATAATAGCTTCATCAAATCCGTCAGCAAACAAAAGTTCCTGATCGTACTGGGATTGCAGTAATTCTCTTACTTCATCCATTGAAAAACCTCTATGAAAAAATTAATTAGTAATGGTTGGAAAAACACTATACCTAAGATGATAACAACAAAAAAGAACCCAGCCCAGTCTGTCTCTTCCTGCCTCTTTATGCTTTCAAGCCAGCGGTCGTATTCCCTCTTGGAATCAGTTTTCGGTGGTTCGTATGGATTGTTCATTTAACTTCTTAAAGTTGTCCGAAAATTCTTGAAGCACCTTTATGCTTTCTTGTCTACCTGTTTTTCTAGCTATTCTTTCCATTTCTTCTGGAGCAGTGTCGATAAAACCCACCATCATCATGTGCATATCATTAATGTGTTGCTCTTGTTGAACATACATAGACATTTGCATCTTGATTCTCTTATCTAAAGAGTATGTCTCCCAACATAGCAAGCCTAGAAAAATTAATAGTACAAAGTTAAACTTATTACTTATTCTAAATGGTTCTTTCATTTTCTTCTCCTTTTAATGACTTTATTTTCTTCGTGTCTTAAAAGAAGAAACATTAGGGCCGCCACCGTGATTTCAATAGTCCATGCCAAAAGGCCAGCTTTTAGTGCATCCATTATGTGAACTTAAAAATTAAATACCCAGCGATGACCGCTGCGATCATAAGAAATAACCATTTTCTTTTAGCGGCAACGGCGTAAGATTTGGCTGTGATCTCTTGTATCTTTGCTAACCTAAAGTCTCTGCGATCTTCTTTTCGGTCGCCTTTGTCGTCTACGCTTTCTTTCTTTTTGAATAGTGGCATTAACTTATCTATTTATTCTCCTTTTCTTTATAATTTTGTTTGTTACTGTCGTAATATTCTTTGTTCTCTAGTACAGATGTTGCTTCATGCTCATGCTTGAAGTAATGTTTAAATTGTTTGTAGAGTGCCTTGACTTGATCGAAAGCCTCGTTCTCATCAATCTTACCTCCCTGTTCTAAATCGCAGATGATTGACATTTGTATGTTAAATGCTCTGAATGGATCGTCGTACTTTTCAAATTTGAACTTGCTCATCTCCAGCCTTCACGTAACACTCGTAGAGCATTACCTCCTAAAAACTTACTTATAACATCGTCTGAATATTTCTGTGTACCAATTCCGCTTGTCATACACTTGAGATACTTTGTAATTCTTGGAAGCTCCGACATGTCTGTAATCTCGTCTGGAGGGTCGGTAAATCCATCAAAGTCCGTGCCTATTCCCACGATGTCTGGGCCTCCAACCTTCATCGCGTGTTCTAATGTTCTTTCAATATACTTTATTCCAAGCGGTGTGTCAACGGGACTAATCCAGTAATTCATAAAAATAATACCTAAGACACCACCATGATCTGCAAACCATTTTAGCTCCCAGTCGTGTAAGTTATACGGGTCTGGATTTATTTCAAAAACCCCACCATGACTATTTATTACTCGGTTTTGTCTTTCACCAACGATACTGTAAACTTCCGCCCTAGCTTTTGGTGTGCAGTGGGCGATGTCTATAATCATCTTTAGGTCACACATCCTTTCAACTACTGATTTGCCTATATCAGATAATCCAACATTCATATTCCAAGCGCCCATCAAATACTTCCAGTTGTTCCTTTTGATTCCATAGTTAGGGTAGGGGAATACTGGATGTGCTACTAAGTTGGGGTAAAAATGAGCTAATGTTAGATACGCAACACCTCTCTCTGAGAAGTATTCTAGGTGCTGTAGTATCTCAGCTTCCTTTACCTTCATGTCGGTAGATGTCTCGCATTCCAACCCCTGTAGACTGTGCGCCCCTTCGATGGAGTGAATTAGAGCTGTGTGATCGCTATCCAGACACTGAGAAAGCTCTTGATTATTTTTGACTATGCAAACCGGTTTACTTTTAGTCTCAGAGTTATATTTTGTGACATGATTTTCCATGTCGTTAATCATGCTCACCGTAGCATCAAAATAAAATGGGTCGAATACTCTTTTTCTTACTTCAGGAGAAAACTTTAACGCCCACTTGACGAGACTCTGATCTTCTAGCCATTCCTTCTCTGGGATATAGCAAGTTGACAGAACCACGTCTACTCCTCCCTTTTCCATCAGAGGAAATGTGCTTCGTTGACTCAAAGGCCAAAAAGCCCTCTTGAATAAACCAGCCAAGAATTTTGTACGGCTAGTAGTTAAGTCTCTGTCTAAAAGAAACCTTTTTAGTACAGCGTGGTTGTGTAGGTCAACAACACTAGACTGCTTGTGTAAATTTTGCCAATCCATAAAACCTCCAAAGATTAAAACCCCACATATTATAGCTCGTTACTCACTGTTTTTCAACAATTAAACCAAAGTTTTTACTATTTATTCTCGGTTATATCTTCTATTGACTGTTTAACT